TCGATCGACTGGCGCGGTCTCTGGAAGAACCCGGGCGCAGCGTAACCCGTCGCCAATAGAAGCTGGCCGCCGCGAGCGGCCGGCGTCGATAGATCTACAACTCCATATCCGAAAGGTTAAGCATGAAAAACTTCGTTCAATCTGGCGGTGCCATCAAGGTAACCGCTCCCTACGCGGTCGCCTCCGGTGCCGGCGTGCTCGTCGGCCTCTTGTTCGGTGTAGCGCTCTCTGCAGCTGCCAACGGTGCTGAGGTGGTCGTGGATACGCATGGCGTATTCAACCTGAACACAAAGGCCGCAGACACGCCTGCGCAGGGCGCGGCAGCCTACTGGGACAACGCGGCGAAAGAAGTCACTACGACCTCTGAAGGTAACACCAAGATCGGGGTATTCACCGAGGCCAAAGTTGCAGGCGTCACTGTCGCACCGGTTCGCCTCAACGGATCCTTCTGACGCATTTGCGTTGACGCCGGCTGCCATCTTCGGATGGCGGCCGTTTTCTTTTGGAGCGCTACTGTGAGCTGGCTCGACGAAGATTTCTTTTCTGCCTTCTCCGACGCGGGGATGCTCGACGCGGCGACTTACTTGCCGGAGGCCGGGCCGGCCGTGCCGTTCAATGTTGGATTCAACCGGCCGGACGAGGTGATTCTTGACGGTGTGGCGATGTCGACGCAGTACAGCATCGAATACCAGGCCGCCGCGGTCGTTCTCAAACGCAACAGCCTAGTGCAGATCAAGGGCGTCATTTACAAGGTCCTGCAGCCGCCATCGGCGAAGGGCGACGGGCGGTTCATGGTGGCATTTCTTGAAAAGGTGACGCAATGACGCGACGCGAAGCATATATCCAGGCACTGATCGCGCTGTTCGGATCGACGCCTGACTTTCCCGCAAAACTGGCGCGAACTCTCGATGACGCATTTAGTCGGGACGAGGGCAACATCCTTGTCGTCCATCGCGGCAACGAGGTTCCCAACACCGGCACGAGCGGGAGTGCGCTGCGTGACTGCGGAATCCGGCTGAGCACGATCACCAGGGGCGATTCGCCAGAGGAGGAGTCCGACGCCATCCTCGAGGTCGCGCATCCGCTGATCATGACTTTCCGCCCGGCCGGGCTGGTGCAGGTCAAAGAAATCAAAACCGACGAGCCGAAGTATGGTGGCGGTGACGGTCGCACTTGCCTGATCTCGGTCCACTACGTCTTCCGCTACAACACCTCGCCCAACACGATCGCCGGTTAAACCGTCGAGCAGCATGCCGACTTTGGTCGGTCCGTTTCATTTTCTCCAACCCGCCCGCCGGGCAGTTTTGCAGGCGGGGTCTTTTTCTTCGAAAGGGTAACAACCATGTCTCATCAAACCGTTGCCGGCAGTGAGATTTATATCTGCTCTGCCTTGCCTGCCGACCAGCTCCCTGCGACCTTCGCCGCGCTGGCTTGGGTCAAGATCGGTGAAATTACCGATATGGGCAGCGTCATCGGGCGCGCCTACAACACCTCGTCGCACTCACCGATCGACAGTGCCCAAGTGGTCGAAAAGAAGGGCAGCTATCGCCTCGAGCCGGCCGAATTCCAGTGCGCGTGGGACGACGACGACGCCGGCCAGAATGACGTTGAGGACGCCAGTAAAACCAACGACGTTGTGTCGTTCAAGGTCAAGAAGCAGGACGGCGCGATCCGCTACTTCACAGCGCAGGTTTCCAAGTTCGTCGAGAACATGGGCACCGTCGACAACGTCGTGACCGGCGCATTCACGCTGCTGCGTCAGACTGACACCGTCAAGGTCGCCGCGCCTTAATTGCTCGCTCTCGTAGGCGAGATAACAAAGCCAGCCTAAGCAGCTGGCTTCTTTTTTTGTCTTTTCACTTTTTGGAGAAGTAACTATGTCGATCAAGAAATTTGCCGTCGCCGCAACCGCCGTCCTGCATCTGCGTGATGCCAATGATGAGCTGATGTACAAGGACGGTGATGACGGTCAGCCGGATCTGACCAAGCCGATGCGCGTGCATTTGTACGGCCCGGGCTCCAAGCAGTTTGCGAAGGCGTCTGCCCGCAATAGCAACCTGAACGTCGAGCGCATCAAGAAAAAGGGCAAGGCCGATCAGACCGCAGAGGAAAAGACGCAGGAAACCGCCGAATTCCTTACGACCTGCACGGCGAAGTTCGAAAACATTGAATTCGAAGAGCTGCAGGGGGAATTCCTTCACAAGGCGGTCTATTCCTATCTACCGCTCGGTTTCGTGGCGAAGCAGGTCAATGAGTTCCTGGGTGACTGGGGAAACTTTACGACTGCATCTACGACGAAGCCAGCCTCTACGTCCGGCACAGTGCCTGGCTAAACGCGGTCCCTGAAAAGGCGAAGCGCTCGCGTATCGAGCAGATCCGTGCCGATAAGCGGGAGCCGGAGATGCCGCCGCTCGACGAGGCCGAATATCTCGTCGAGCACTTATGGGAGGTTGGGCCGACCATGGCGGCCGGCGCTGGTGCCGGTCCTGTCACGTTTCAGGAAATGACGGCGTGGCAAGAAATGACCGGCGTCGACCTCGAGCCATGGGAGGCGCGCATTCTTCGGCAGCTGTCGCTCGACTACTTGAGCGAGTCGCACAAGGCCGAGTCGCCGGATCGCCTGCCTCCTTACGGAGCGCTGCAGCGCAATAGTTCGGTCGACGACAAGCTAGACAAATTCCTTGATTAGGGAAAATCAATGATTGCAGGAACTCTTGAGATTCAACTCCTTGCGGACATGGCCCGGCTGCAAAGGGACATGGCCGAGGCCAAGGGATTGGTCGGAAATGCTGTCGGTGCGATCGAAAAGAGTGTTGCGACGGCAAAGGCCGCTCTGGGCGGCCTGCTCGCCGGCATCGTGGCCGGCCTCTCCGTCTCCGTCTTTGCGTCGATCATCCAGGGCGCGATCGACAGCGCCGCCGCATTTCACGACCTGAGCATCCAGACGGGGGTCGCGGCCGACGTCCTATCAGGCTTCGCGGACATTGGGCAGTACAGCGACGTGACTGCCGAGCAGATCGCGAACGCGATGGCCAAGATGGGTAAGAACATGGCCGGAGCGACCGAGGAAAGCAAGGGGACGGGAAAGGCGCTGGAAGCTCTCGGAATCAATTTCAACGACTTCAAGCGCCTGAGTGCCGATCAGCAGATGATCACGGTCGCAAAGGCGATGTCGCAGTTCGAGGACGGTACGGGCAAGGCCGCCGTTGCCATGTCGCTGTATGGAAAAGAGGGCGCGAAAATGCTGCCCTTCCTGAAGGACCTCGCTGTCGCCGGGGATCTGCAGGCGAAAGTGACCGCAGAGCAGTCCGCCATGTCGGACAATTTCGGCGACAACCTGCAGAAAATTCGCGTGACGGGCGGCGAGTGGAAGAAAGAGCTGGCGATGGGCATCCTGCCGGCGATGAGCGACCTGTCGGATGCCTGGCTCGCGGCGACGAACGGATCCGGCGGACTGCGCGACCAGGTGCGCGCACTGTCGGCCGACGGCACGCTTGAGCGCTGGGCGCGCGGCGCGATCATCGGTCTGACCTACCTCATCGATGTTGGGCAGGCGCTTATCAGCCTCTTCCCGCTGGTTGGCAAGGGTATCGCCGGTGTCGTTGCGGCGACCAGCGTCGGCTTGTCGGCCGCGTGGGAGGCGTGGCAGCGTTTCCAGAAGGCCGATTTTGAGGGGGCATGGGCGGCACTGAAGAATGGTGTCGCCGGCGTGAAATCGGTGGCGGCCGACGCATCGGCCGATATCGCTGCAATCTGGAACCAGGAGCTGCTCGGCGAGAAGATCCGCAACGGCATGGAAGCCGCGAAAGCCGCGCGCGCCGCGACCAATGCCGAGGCTGCAAAGGCAAAACTCGATTTCACTAATGTGAACGATGAGACGGACAAAAAGGCGCTTGCGGCCGCCAATAAAGAGCTGCATGAGCAGAAGAAGCTGCTGGCGGAATCGGCCGGGCTGGCGGGAGATTTCTACGACAAGTGGAATCGTCTCAATGCGATGTATGCGAACGGGACATACAACGTCCAGCAGCTGACCGCCGCGCAGGCGGAGCTGCTGGCGAAGCAGCCTGCCATCAAGAAGGCCGCCGAGGAAGAGGCCAAGGCAAAGGAACTGTTGGCAAAGGCCGATCTCGCGGCAGCGGAGGCGCATACCAAGCACATCGCTGATATGTTCGCCGGCCTGGACAAGCTCAAGGCGGAGGCCAAGGCGCAGCAGGAATTGAACGACCGGATCGGGCTGACCAAGGAATCGATCGCCGAGCTCGACGCGGCCAAGCTGGAAGAGCAGGCAACAACGCTCGAAGGCCTTGCAATCAAGAGACTGGACAAGGATCTCGACGAGGTCCAGTACGGGCTTTACAAGGCGCAGGCCGAGGAGCTTCGGAAATTGGCTGTCCTCAAGCGCGAGGGAGCCGCAAAGCAGGTCGCGGTCGACCAGGCGAAGGCAGCGGCCGATGCATGGAAGAAAACTTCCGAGGAAATCGAGCGGGCATTGACGGATGCCTTGATGCGCGGATTCGAAGGCGGGAAGGGCATTGCCCAGAATTTCCGCGACGCCGTCGTCAACATGTTCAAAACGTTGATCCTGCGGCCGATCGTCCAGGGAATTGTGCAGCCGATCGCCGGCGGTGTAACAAACGCGGTCATGGGTGGTGCGGTCGCCATGGCGGGCGGAAACAGCGGGAACGGGGCCTTTTCGACCGTATCGAACCTGTATAGCGGTTACAACATGCTGACGGGTACGACCGGGCTGCTCAGCTCCGGGACAACTCTTGGCTGGTTGACTGGTGCTAGCAGCGTTGCGCCGACGTCCGTTGCTGCAGCGAACGTGGTCGGCGGGGTCGGAGGCGATGCGCTCGGGACCTTGATCGCAGCAGAAGGATGGGGTGGTGCGGCGGCGACCGGCGCGTTGACAGCGACAGCTGAAGGCGCGGCGGCCGCCGGTACCGCGTCTGGCACGGTGGCGAGTGGCATGGCATCGGCACTGGCGTCGATCCCGGTATGGGGCTGGATCCTGTTGGCGATCGCCGTGTTCGGCAAGCAGCTCTTCGGGCACAAGACTGTCGGGTCTGGCCTGGCCGGCGCTGTCAACGGATCAGACTTTTCCGGCTTTAGCTACGAGTTCCAGAAGGGCGGGGTGTTCAGAAGCGACCGGACCAAGTACAACGAGCTGGATCAGAAGGTGGATACCGGCTTCGACCAGATGATCGAGCCGCTGACAGACAGCTTCAACGACATCGGCAAGGCGATTGGAGCCGGCGCGAAGCTGATGGACGGCTTCCACTACGAATTCCGGCTTGCTTTGGCGGACTTCGACGAAGCGGGCAAGCAAAAAGAAATCCAGCGCTTCATGGCCTCGATGACCGACAGCATGGCGCTCGCGTTCGTCGACAACTTCAGGACGTCGGTCAATAGTGCGGAGGTAGCGCGCAATAGCTATTTCACCAATACGGTGGACGGCGAGCGAAATTTCGGGGAAGGCGAGGCCATCCAGAAGCAGCGGGTCGCCTCGCAGCTGGATCCGTATATCGATGACATGTTGCGCATCTTCGATGCCTATCGCGAAAGCGTGCGAGGAGTGGAGGGCAGCGAGGGCGCGCTCGCCGCATTTGTTACTCAGCTGTTCAATTTCGGGCGAGGCCTTGCGGAAAATCAGGGTTACCTGAAGACGTTCGGAGAGGCGCTCGACTTCAAGAAGCTGGAAGACGTAGGGAAGACTGGCGAGAACGTAATGCAGACGTTTGCACGTCTCAATACGGTGTTCCAGGCGACGAATGCGATCGTCGAGCTTTTGGGCTCCAGTTCGGCTACCGCCTTCGGTGCCGTCGGGCTTGCTTCGACCGAGGCCCGCCAGCGATTGATCGATTTGTCCGGCGGTATCGATGCCTTGAATGCAGGGACGTCGTTCTTCTCGCAGCAGTTCATGACTGAGGCTGAGAGGCTTGCTCCGGTGCAGAAGATCGTTACCGAGGAGATGGGGCGGCTCGGCTATGCAGGCGTTACAACGCACGAGCAGTTCAAGTCGGCTGTGCTCGGTCTGGTCGATTCCGGGGCGCTTGCGACAGAAGCAGGAGCGAAGACCTATGCAGCATTGATGCGGATCGCGCCTGCGTTCGATACGGTTGCGGACGCGGCGTTGGCAGGCGTTGAAAAGCTTAGCGAGGCGGAGAAGTTGGCAGCGCAGAAGAAATTTAGCAACGACGAAACGCTGCGACAAACTGCTATCGGCTTGGCGGACGTGATGCTTGCTGGCGTGGGGCGTGCTGTCAACGCTCAGAAGGACCAGGTGACTAAGGCCTACGAGGAGACAAGCAAGCAGATTGAAAAGAGCATGGAGCTCGTTTCTGAGAAGATCGGCATCCTGACTCAGCGCTCCAACGTGCTAGGCAGCGCACTAGACCGCATGTCCACCGGCACTGCATCGCTAGCGGAACGGGCGCAGGCGCAGGCCTTCATTACTTCGGCGAGAGCGATCGTACAGGCCGGCGGCAACTTCAATGACGACGAAGGGCTAAAGAACGCGCTCTCGGTTGTTACCCAGTCATCACGGAATCTCTACGGTTCCTATGAAGACTATATGCGCGACCAGTATCAGACCGCTATTGAAATCAGCGATCTGAAGGAACTGACCGACGGCCAGCTTACTGCTGAAGAGGAGGCGCTAGAGGTACTAAAGAAGCAGAAGGAAATCCTCGATGCGAGCTATGCAGCTGAGATCGCGCGCCTGGACGGCATCCTTGCGGCCGCCCAGGCAGAAGTCGATGCAATCAAGGGTGTGGATACATCGGTGCAGAGTCTGTCGGCAGCGCTGCAAGGCCTTGCCGGTGCGCTTGCATCGGCAAGGGCCGTTGGGGCTGGGCGGACTGGATCAAGTGCTGGCAACGCGGCTATCTCAGCAATTGCCGGTGCATACGAACAGTATTTGCATCGGTCTCCGGAGGCGGCCGGCCTCAATTACTGGTCTAACCAAGTTTCCAGTGGCGCGCTGACGACCGGCGGCGCACTCTGGAACATTGCCAATTCCGCAGAGGCAAAGGTGCAGCAGATGTATGCGTCAGTCCTTGACCGAGTCGGTGAGGCAGCGGGTGTCGCATTCTGGACTGAGAAGGTGAACCAGGGCATGTCTATGCAGGATCTCGAGGCGAGCTTCAGAAACTCGGATGAGTATCTGAACAAGCAGGTGCCGCAGTTTGCCGGAGGTGGTCAGCATGCAGGTGGTTGGCGCATCGTCGGCGAGAACGGGCCAGAGTTGGAGTACACAGGTCCGTCCTATGTGGTGAGCAATGCGTCGTCTCGCCGCTTGGTCGATAACTCTGGTGTCGAGAGCCAGATCAAGGGCATGCGTCAGGAGATCCGCTCCGGCTTGATGACAATTGCAAGACATACCAGCGTGTCCGCGAAAGTTGCGGAAGAGTGGAATTTTGACGGCATGCCGTCGACCAGGGAGGAATAAGTCTAATGAGCCTGAAAATCATTAGGCCGGCATGGGAGACGGTGGCGGATGCTGCCGTCCTCCTGACTGCTAGCAATGTCGCAGAGAACGACTACTTGGCATGGAACGCGGGTACTGCCTACGCAGTTAAGGGGCGGTGCATCAAGGACCACTACATCTACGAAGCGCAGCAAGCCAACACCAACAAGGATCCTGCTGATCCGGCCAACACCTCAAGCAGTACGCCGATCTGGATGAAAGTCAGCGCGACGAACAAGTTCGCGATGTTTGACAGCGTCGCGGATACGCAGACCTCGAATGCGACTAGCATTGATGTCACCTTTGCGCCGGGACGGGCTGACTCGCTTCATATCGGCGGGATCGATGGCGCAAGCATCACTGTGACGCAGAAGGATGCCGGCGTAACGATCTACCAGTACACGGAGAGCCTTGCGTTGGAAAACGTGTTCGACTGGAAGCAGTATTTCTTCGAGCCGATCATCCGAAATACCGACGTGACACTACACAACCTGCCGGTCTACGGCTCGTCGACTATCCAGATAGTGATCAATCAACCAGGTGGTACCGCGAAGTGCGGAACGGTGGTCGCTGGCCTGTACCGCGATCTGGGCGTTTTGCAGTGGCGGCCGCGAATTCGCCTCGTTGATTACTCGCGCGTCGAGACCGATGACTTCGGTAATACGGTGGTAGTGCGCCGGCGAAACGCGCGAATGATGTCTTGCAAGCTGTTCGTTGAGAACGAGCTGGTCGACGAGGTGCGGCGCCTGATGGCTGAGTACACCGCAACGGTGCTGCTCTGGTCCGGCTCCGGACCTTTCCGAAGTACGACGATGTTGGGAATCTTGAGGG